ATAACCTACATCATGCGTAATGGCTTTGAGTTCTGGCGGGGTAACATAATTAAGTATGCTAGCCGTGCTGGGTACAAACTGTACGAGGGTAAGAGCCAGGACGAGAGTGAGATCATTGACCTAGAGAAGGTTAAGAGATACTGCGACATGCGTATCAACCAGCTTAATGGTGAAGAGAAACTCTGATGGATGTACTGTTAGTAATCTTATTCACCCTTATTCTTTTCTAGGAGTTCCTATGTTTACAGTAGAGTTTGAGTCAGACGCATCAGTTGTTTGCAGTTTAGATGAGACAGGTCTGATGGACGATGTTGAGATGATTATAGGTGATGAAGGTACTGTTTTTATAAGACAATGGGACGATGAACTCGAAAAGTATGAGATGCTAGTCATGACTTACCAACAACTTCTTGACATAGTGGTAGCCCTCCATCAAACTGAGGGCATGTATATAGCAAGACCGAAAGGATAAAGCCTTGGACGAAGAAACACACACACCAGAAAATAATGTACACTACGCAATCCTTATAAGACTTATGTTAGATAACGGATTGACCCACGAAGACTTGGTCTTACTTGTCAAGAGACACATCAATGACCTCAAGTTTGAAAAGGACTTAGAAGAAGTTTACGAGGGTGACGATTGGGATTCTTGGACGGAAGGAGATTTAATATGAACGTATCAGAGAGCAAGAAGTTTGATATCGAGAGGGTTGCTTGCCCTTACACAGATTGTGGTAGCTCTGATGGCTTCTACTACAGCTCAGTAACTAAGTCAGGGTTCTGCCACGTATGCGACAGCAAGACAGGTAAACCTGGCAAGTACCCACGCCCTAACTTTAGGAGTGAGATTGCTGATTGGGCAGAGGAGGCCTATCCAGTGAACACAATGAAACCACCAGTACACACAAGACAGATAGCTTCAGCAACATACAACGGCATACGGGGTATTGATCCTGATGTCTGTAGGTTATTTAATATTCAGCTTCAACTGGACAACGAGGGTGATGAAGTTCGCTACGCATTTAAGTATCCCTCAAACGTAAAGTACAGAGGCTTCGAAGAGAAGAAGTTCTGGACAGAAGACAAGGGTGCCTTGCAGGATCTCTTTGGCCCAGACTTTAATGCTGGATCTAGTAAACGTATCTACCTTACAGAGGGTGAGTTTGATGCTGCATCTTTATACCAAGCCCTAGGTAAGAGCTTCCCAGTTAAGTCGATACCCTCTGCTTCTTTGTCCGATAAGTTCATCAAGAAAAACTTTGACTACCTCAACTCTTTCCAAGAGATCGTCTACGCTGGTGAGCAAGATGATGCAGGTAAAGGCGCAGCCACCAGACTATACGAGTTATTCCCTGAGAAGTTCTACTACGTCCCTCTCACAAAGCACAAAGATGCTAACGACTTTATCCAGGCTGGCGATCAAGACGACTTGAAGTGGGCTGCTGTTAAGCCTCAGCGGTTCGCACCTGATAATTTCTTTGTAGGTGACATCGAAGTAGAGAAAGCCATCAAGACTGAGAACCCCTATGAGTATGTAGCAACTGGTCACACTGCCCTAGATGATAAGATCAGAGGTCTTGTTAAGGGTGGCCTCACCTTCATTAAAGCTTTGCGTGGTCAGGGTAAGACTGAGTTGATTAGGTACTTTGAGATAGGACTCTTGAAGTCAGATGCTAAGATAGCTCTACTACACATGGAGGAGATGAAGTCCACAACGTACCGTGCTATGGCTACCTATGAGCTAGGCTGCAATGTTCGTACAAAGGAAGACGCAACTGAGAATGGTGTTACTGAGGATGAAGTAATCGTTGCTGCTAAGTCAGCGGCACGGGACGATCAGACTATTATCTTTGAGATGCAAGCACACGATGACCCAATGAAGTTGTTAGACTATGTACGTCTGGCTGCTACGGTATATGGTGCAAGCTTTATCTTCATTGACCACGTCCAGCGACTTGCTTACTTGTCTAACGCAGGGGTAGAGGGTGCAACCAGTACTCTTACAACTCTTGGCGCACGTATGGCACAGCTTGCCAAGGAACTGAACATAGGTGTTGTCTTCATCTCTCAGGTAAATGACGATGGTCGTACCAAGTATGCTGCCTCTCTTGAGGAAGAAGCTATTATGTGTATCAAACTAAACCGTGACACTGAGGCTGAGGAAGAGTCAGAAAGAAACACTACCTACTTTATCGTTGACAAGAACAGACCCTTTGCTAAGTTAGGCAATGCTGGATCTGTCTATTATGATCCTGACACAACGATGCTAGAGGAGGTTTCATTCAACGTATGAGAGTTGTAGTTAGCGACATAGAAACAGAGGGTCTTACCAACTGTCAAAAGCTTTGGATCTGTGGAGGTCAAGACATTAAGACAGGTGAGGTTACTCGCTTTGATAACTGTCATGAAGATCCCGTAGCCAAGGCTGAGGCAATCAAGTGGTACGAATCTGCTGACCTAATCATTGGTCACAACTTCCTGTCCTTTGATGCTGTGCAGCTTAACAGTTTACTTAAGCCTAGATTGATTGACCCAAAGAAAATCATAGACACTCTGATCGTAAGCCGACTGGTTGACTATGACATACAGGTACCTAAGGGTGCTAAGAGTCGTCACAGCCTACAGGCTTGGGGTATACGCCTTGGTAATTATAAAGGAGATCACAATGACTGGAGTAAATTCAGTGAAGAAATGGTTGAGTACTGGTATCAAGACATCGAGGTTTCACATGCTTTGTATGAGCACTTCTCTGGTGTTATTCGGAATCCTGATTGGAGTAAGTCTCTAAGGGCTGAGCATGACCTTCAGACTGAGTTAGTAAGAACAAAGCACTATGGTTTTGCATTTGATACACCTAAGGCAGAGATGCTGTTAGGTTCTATCCAAACCAAACTTGCTGAACTAAAGGAGCAGTTTAGAGTAGACTTTCCACCTAAGTTAAACTTGGTCAACACAATTAAGTACCGCCTAAAGGAAGACGGTGAGGAGATGGCTACAGTAAAGAAGGCTAAGGAACGGTATGCTCTTACTGATAGGGTAGGTGATGACTTACTCTGCTATGACTGGATAGACTTTAAACCTTCGTCTTCTAAGGATCGTGCTGATGCACTGTGGGACGCTGGCTGGACTCCAGTTGATAAGAGCAAGACGTTCAACAACTTCAGCCGACTGTCTGTTGGAGATCCTTACGGCAAGACTGTACCTTCAATGTCTAAGGAGTTTTACAACGATAAGAAGAAACACTTTGAACGCTACGGTTGGTCTGTGTCCGAGGATAACCTTGCTACTCTCCCTGAGGATGCACCTGAGGGTGCAAAGACCTTGGCTAAATGGCTCACACTAGAGGGACGCAGAAGCTCTCTTGTTGAGTGGTTAGGTCAGGTTGGACCTGATGGCAGGATACATGGTACCATCAACAACATAGGTGCTTGGACTGGCAGGTGTTCACATAACAATCCCAACACTGCGAACATACCTTCAGTCTTTCACGGTGAACCTAAGACAGCTGTGGAGGAGGTAAAGAAACAGTACGACTCACACCTCCGTGCTTGCTGGACAACACCCAGTGGATCTTACCTTGTCGGTACGGATGCAGACGGTATCCAGCTACGAGTACTTGCTGATTATTTATGGAGATACTTTGATGCTGACCAATATGCTAGAGCTATCATGGAAGGCAAGAAGGAGGACGAGACAGACATTCACAATGTTAACAAACGTGCACTGGGACTTGACCATGCTACTAGGGATATGGCAAAGACTTTTATCTATGCTTGGTTACTAGGGGCAGGCGTGGCTAAGACTGCTCAGATACTTAAGGTTAACCAACCCAAGGCAGTAGAGGCCAGAGATAACTTCGTTAAGTCTATTGATGGTCTAGCTAAACTAAAGAACAAACTAATACCCACAGTGGGTGAGCAGGGGTACTTCACTGGATACGATGGTCGTAAAGTACTTGTACCATCCACACACAAAGCACTTGCAGGTATGCTGCAGAATGCTGAGAGTATCTTGATGAAGTACACACTGTTGCGCTGGACATCTGAAGCTAGGAAGCTAGGTATAAACTTTAAGCTTGTTGGTTTTATCCATGACGAATACCAGACAGAGGTGATAGGAACAAAAGAAGAAGCAGTTGAACTAGGAAAGCTTCAAGCAGATTGTATGCTTGAGGTAGGCAAAGAACTGGGGTTCAAGATACCTACCCCTGGATCTTATGACGTAGGTAAAAATTGGCTTGACACCCATTAATAACCTATGCTACTTAACAAATCAGTTATAAACCTAAGAGGAACAACATGACTAAAGAATCTAAAACACAAATCGTAGAGATCTTCGGGACACTTGAGTGGGCAAAAGTCTTTGAACACAACCGAGATCGTGCAGCTTGGAATGAAGAGAAAGACGGTGAGTACAAGATTACCGTCATCATGGACGACGAGAATGCTGAGAAGTTAAAAGCTTCTGGCTGTGCCAAGGCAACCCATCAAGTTGAAGGTGGTACTAAGGTTACTTTTGCTCGTCCACACAAAGGTAAGTTCGAGTGGCAGGGCGGTGCTCCGTCTGTTGCTAATGTTAAGGGACAAGCTTGGGACTTTGATATGGATGGTTACATTGGTAACGGTTCAACAGGTCTTGTCCGTGTGGCGGTGTATCCCGCTGGTAGCTCTGGGCGTATTGGTTCACGCCTAGAGGCTGTACAAGTTGTAGACCATGTTGAGTTTGAATCCGAAGGCGGTGGTTCATCCAACAGTTTTAAAGACTTGTCCAGCTTCTCCTCCCCAAGAACCAACCAAGAGGCTAAGCCTACAAAGACAGCTGCTAAGAAACCAGCACCTGTTGAAGACGATGTAATTCCCTTCTAGGTTTACCTCACTTTCTGTTGTGTATGTGTGTTCAAGAAAGCCCCTTCCCTTAGTTGGGTGGGGGCAACCAACCTCAGGAGGAAACAATGAAGACAATAGATACATTAGTCCATGACATCGAGCAAACAATCTTTGGGTACAAAGGTTGGGATAAAGCTCTTGGTGACTTCATGGCTAACAACATCTCCACTATGGCAGAGCAACGGTTTGCTAAACCACAAGAGCCTAGGGGTTACCTGTCTTTATCTGCCCTAGGTACTCAGTGTGAGAGAAAGCTTTGGTACAAGGTCAACAGGACAAACCAGGCTGAGCCTCTGATGGCTAACACATTACTAAAGTTTTTCTACGGTGACATCATCGAAGAGTTAGTACTAACTATAGCAGCTGTCTCTGGTCACAGTGTTACTGGTATGCAGGACCGCATGGATGTCCACGGTATCAAAGGACATAGAGATGCAGTCATAGATGGTATGACAGTTGACGTTAAGTCAGCATCACCCTTCGCATTTAAGAAGTTTAAAGACGGTAACCTACGGGACGACGACCCCTTTGGTTACATCAGCCAGCTAAGCTCTTATGTTTATGCTGCAAAGGATGACCCAAAGGTAACCAACAAGACTCATGGTGCATTTCTGGTCATTGATAAAGTTAATGGTAGCATCTGCTTGGATGTCTATGACTTTACTGAGGAGATGAAGGACAAGGAGAAAGAGGTAGCCCACCTTAAGGAGATGGTAAAGTTAAAGGAACCACCTGAAAGATCCTTTGATCCAGTGCCTCAGTCTCCCAAGAATCCTAACGGAAATGAGAAGTTAAGCATGGCTTGTTCATACTGTGACTTCAAGAAGGAGTGCTACCCTAACCTAAGAAAGTTTATCTATAGTGACAAGCCTCTCTTCCTTACTAAGGTAGTTAAGAAGCCAATGGTTGCTGAGGACTTGGAGTATAGTGGTGCCGTACAACAAGACTAGACTCAAGGCTATACAAGCCGGATACAGGTCAGGTCTTGAAGAAGACACTGCAGACTTCCTACGTAAGAAGAAGGTAAAGTTTACTTACGAGAAGGAGAAGATACGGTGGCTAGACATGAAGTACAGAACCTACACCCCTGACTTTGTGCTAGCCAACGGTATCATAATTGAGACCAAGGGGCGGTTTGTTTCAAATGACAGACGCAAACATAAAGAAATAAAGCAACAGTACCCAGACCTGGACATTCGATTTGTCTTCAACAACAGTAAGCAAAAGCTTTACAAGGGTGCTAAGAGTTCCTATGGTGATTGGTGTAAGAAGAATGGTTTTAAGTACGCAGACAAACTAATACCAGACGAATGGTTAGAGGAGACCAAAGATGAGTGAACCCTTTAGAGGTAGAGTTGAGATACTACAAGTCATACGTGGACCTTACGACGATGACGAAGGACGTATCTGGAACCTGTGCTTAGCTCGACACTGTTCAACCAACGAGCAGTTTGAAGAGGAGTACTACTACATGTCTATGAAGGATGCTATGGATGACGTAGACAGACTGCATAAGACAGGTCCATTCTTAATTGATGAACTAGGTAATACAGAACAAGACCACATGGATAAGATGACTAGGAAGGTTTTAGAGTATGTCGAGTAAAACAGCAATCGTTTTCAGTTGTGCCCATACTGACCCTAACATACCGAATGATAGGTTTGATTTGCTAGGTGAGTTGATCTACGATATTAACCCAACCTACGTTGTTGATCTAGGTGATGGCGCTGACATGAAGTCCCTCAATAGTTTTGATACAAGGTACCCTGAGGCTATCGTGTCTCAGAACTATGGGCAGGACATCGAGCACTACAATGATGCAATGGAACGCTTAAGGAAGAAACCCAGCGTAAGGAAGTACAAGAAACCTTTCTGGATTGGGTTTGAAGGTAACCACGAAAATAGAATTAAGAAAGCTATAGCACATGACCCAAGACTCAAGGGAGACAAGTACGGGATATCCTTCGGGCATCTTCAAACGGACCACTGGTTCGACGAGTACCATGAGTACCAGAACTCAGCACCAGCAATCGCTGACTATGACGGTGTATCATATGCTCATTTCTTTTCTAGTGGTAACTTTGGGTCAGCTATGTCTGGCATTCATCATGGTTACGGACTACTACAAAGTAGAAACCATTCTTCTACTTGTGGTCATAGTCACAAGCGTTCTATCTACTTTAAAGATTCTGCTCACCCTAATTCGATTATCGGCTTGGTTGCGGGATGCTTCAAAGGTGGAGCAGAGGGTTGGGCTGGACAGTCTAATCTAGAGTGGTGGAAGGGCTGTGTAATCAAGAGGGAGATAAGAGATGGTGTGTACGAACCAGAGTTTGTATCTTTAGATAGATTGAAGAAAGAATATGGTTGACCTGTCCACTAATAATAATATAACTAGGGGTTCTGACTATGCGGTTTGAGTGCAGGATAGTCCTTACAGTTGACCAAGATGCTAACTTTATCGAGGCCGACTTAGAGGAGATGGAGAGAGTTATACAAGAGCTTCTTTCCGTAGCAGTATATGACATTGACGATGTAATTCTAGAAGAGTGTGAGGTAACACAAAATGACTAAACTAACAATCGACGACAAAGAGTATGACACAGAGTCTTTCTCTGAGGATCAAACTAAAATCTTAAACCTTATTAACCTAGGTCAAAATGCTGAGACACTGATCAACCACATCCACCAGTGTGTTCAGGTTGTGCAGCAGATGAAGATAGGTGAGCTTAAGGAAACTCTAAAGGAAACAGATGATGATAAGTAGGGACGACATCGAAGCATTCACACCACCGACACCAGAGGAATGCTTGGAAGAGTTTATTATGACGTTCAAGGCATCCCTTGACCCTAGGCTTTGGGTTAAGCTTATTAAGGAGGAGTCTAAGGAACTAAGGGACGAGAAGCCTGGAACAGTAGAGCACCTCAAGGAAGCAGCTGATCTGCTCTACGTCTTAGAAGGATTCAGACTTGTAGCTCCTAACTACTTAGACTTACTTATAGACGACGAGGAACTGGAAGACATAGATAACCTGCTTGAGGACGTAGACAAAGTAATAGAAGCAGCTGAAGGATTCTACGGACACAACACAGTCTATGATGCACTCCTATTAGTGCATGACAGTAACATGTCTAAGCTTGACGAGGACGGTAACCCAATCTTCAGGGAAGACGGTAAGGTTCTGAAGGGACCAAACTACAGGGCACCTAACCTAACTTTCTTAATTTAAAGGACACAATACACAATGAGCAATCAACTACCAACAGACTACCAATCTTTTATTCACAAGTCTCGATACGCTAAATACTTTGATGGCAAGGGACGTGAGTCTTGGGGTGAAACAGTAGGCCGCTACATGGATAATGTGGTACGCCGTGTGACAGGTGACAACTCTTACATTGACGACATTGAACAAGCAATCATCGGGCAAGAGATCATGCCATCTATGAGAGCTATGATGACTGCAGGTCCAGCCCTAGACCGAGACAACACTGCAGGTTACAACTGTAGTTACTTGCCAGTCGATGACCCCAAGTCATTCGATGAAGCTATGTACATCCTTCTCTGTGGGACTGGTGTCGGGTTCAGTGTCGAGCGCCAGTTTGTCAGCAAGCTCCCAGAAGTTCCTGAGTTGTTCGAGAGTGACTCTATCGTTGTCGTTAAGGACAGTAAGGAAGGCTGGGCTAAGGGGTTCCGTCAAGTTCTTGCTCTCCTGTGGGCTGGTGAGATTCCTAAGTGGGATGTCTCTCGTGTACGTCCTGCTGGTGCAAGACTTAAAACATTTGGCGGTAGAGCGTCAGGCCCAGCGCCACTCGTAGAACTATTTAACTTTGCTGTGTCTACCTTCAAGGCGGCACAAGGACGCAAGCTTAGCTCTATGGAATGTCATGACCTGATGTGCTTCATTGGTCAGATCGTTGTCGTAGGTGGTGTGCGCCGCTCAGCTATGATCTCATTGTCTAACCTGAGTGATGACCGTATGCGTCACGCTAAGTCAGGACAGTGGTGGGAAACTGCTGGGCATCGTGCCTTGGCTAACAACTCTGTATCATACACTGAGAAGCCAGACATGGAAACCTTTATGCGTGAGTGGCT